TGGGGTTTCAACTACAAACTTCTCGTAAACTTCTGGCATAGCTAGTTGGAACAGCTTGGGATCAAACTTCATGCTGGACTTGGCAGTCTTCCAAGTTGCTAGCACTTTGCCCTCTAGCGTCACCAGATTGGCATTCATGCCCATGAACGAACGGATAGCTAGTTCGATAGACTCAGACTCATTCTCTAGGTGCTTGATTTTCTGCTTGTACTCGTTCAGCACAGCGATAGCGCGTTCTACCGTTTGTGTTGCGGTAATAGATTCAGCGTTGTCATTGGGGTAAATGATCTTGCACGACTCCAGACTGTCAGGCTCTGGCATCGTTTGGGTTGCGACATAGCCCCAATACTTCGCCATCTGCTTGATCAGGTCTTCCTTCATTCCTTCAGTGATGGTGAAGTGATAGGTGCGGAAGGCTTGACCACCGAACAGGACTGCAAGGTATATCTGCTCCACGTTATGTACGGCAGCTTCGTGAATGAGTTGCGCCAGATCAGCAGCAGGAACCAGGTTTGCATCTTCGTCGAACTTAGACATAACGCCAGCGTTGTAATTCTTGCATTCAACGAGCGTTCGTCCATCTGCACTGATGTAATCAAAGTGAGAGCGTAGCCACGGTTCATCTTTATGTGACAGTGCATAGTCAGCATCCTTGAGTTCGATTCTGTGCTTGTCCTGGAACAGTCGGGCAATGGTTGGCTCCATCACCTTACCCATCTGAACGGCTTCTATGCCGCTAAGATCAGGTATCTCCTTCTTGCCTAGCTTCTCCAGGATTACGTCACTCGCGCGTCCGTTAGCGGCCTTGCGGCTATCTCCAGACCACCATGCACCAGCGCGTACAGCAGGTTCAAAATCAGCTTGATTAGGACTTGTCATTTTTTGTTTTCCTTTTCATAAAAGTTATGAAGTCTTCAAGAATTTCAATGCCTACATCCTTTTCAAAGTACATAAGCGGTGTGCCATCCTTCTCTGCTACGGCATCTTCTGATGCAAGAAAAGCGGCATCGTAGCTTTTGAATTTGCCTAGATACCCTATTGAGTACCCCTCTTTAACAGTTGTGTAGACATAAAAAAAATCAGACGGTTTATCTAAAACAATGTCCGAATCAGACATGGCTTTCCCCTTTTGTAACTTCTAAGTATTGACGGATAGCTATCTGGACAGCCTGATCGAAAGTGATGTTGAGCAACATGGCTCTACAAGCAATCTCACAGGTAAGAGGCCAAGGTAGTTGTGCGACTTCATTTGTTGTCATTTTTATAAACCCATCCTTCCTTGTCATAAATCTTGATGGTTCCGTCATTGAACTTCATGTGGATACGTTGGTTAGAAACCATCCAGCAACCGTACACGGCATCCTGCTTGGTGGTTTCGATGTACCCAATAAAGAAGTTTTTAGGACACCAATCGGCTGTTTGAGTGGTCAGGATGATTCTTCCTCCAGCTTGGGTTCTGGCTTCCCACCATTCCTCTGCCTGAGAAAAAATCGGGTTTGCTAGCAAAACACAGAAAATTAGCTTCTTCACGGCGCACCTCTCTCGCGGATCATCAATGCTGCAATAACGCCTTGATTGTGCCATTCGCCATGCAGCCATTCCTCTACTGCTTTGGCACACGCCTCTCGTTCTTCTGCCACGGCTTTACGCATAGCTACGCATATAGGCTTGTCGCATTCTGGATGGCAGGAATGGATGCTGTCCCAACGAATCCTCTCTCGCTCCGCTGCTGCGACTAGGTTGGCAAAGCGTTCAAGAAATTCTGATATGCCTTCAGCTCTTTCAAGCCAACCGATGCCAGCCTCCCGCGCCATGCGGATAATGTCATCTCTGTTCATGGCATCCCCTCAGAATGGACTGTCGCGCATAGCTTCCTCGAACTCCTGCCGCTTCTTTTCACGTTCAGCAGCAGACTCCTCATGCAGCACCCAATAGCGGCCTACAGAACCGCAGTGAGCGTCTAGCATGGACTGTCGTTGAGCAAAACAGTAGGGGTAATCTTCTTGGCCTGTGACCAGGCTAGTGGTGGTGAGCGCAGGGTGAACACAACGGTCACGCTGGCCTACATGGTTGCCGTAGAACTTGCACTCTACGCACAATTTAATGTCTTTCAGATACGTCATATCTAATCCCCTTAACAGAAACTAATCTGTGCGAAATTGCACAACCGAAACTTACAACACCCTCAATAAATTTACAATGAGAATTTTCTATCAAGAACTTCTATGTCATAGCCTGTGGATAAGTCTGAGGATAACCTGTTAATAACTTAGCTGGCACGATTCTTGGTTATATAGATATAGTTTGGTACTGTATTAGTACCACTGTATTATTAGTTCCTTAGTAATACATTCGTATTACTATCGACTCTTTTATATTTTTTCTCCCATATAAAAACATATATTAGGGTGCTTAATTTTTAAGCAGCTACTCTCCGAACTTGGGTTTCTTGGGTTTTGGGGTTTTGAATCCCAGGGCTTTGAACCTGGCTCGGAGATCGGTTTCGGCAGAACTCCGGTACTTGAATCGCTGGTCAAGAATCGAAGTGGGTTTGTCAGACTCTCGCGGGTTAGGCGCGCGCGGGGAAATTTTTTCTACTAGGGAAAACTTCTTGACGGGTGACATACTTCCTCCATGTCAGGGATGCCTCTAAAACGCTCTAAAACGCGCCACAAGGCGAAAAAATAGGGTTAGACCAGCAAAGATACCAGCTAACCCTTACAAGGCCTTAGAAGGCCGCTAATCGATTATCTTATCTTTTTGCAATTTATCTAATAGTTTATAAGCAATAAAACTGATACCGACAATGATGCTAGCTGTGTTTTCAGAATCGCTAGCAGCTTCAAAAGTTAAGTTAAGGATTTTGTGCAATTCGTTTTCTATAAGATCGGTATCCATGTAAACACCCCTTAGAATTGATTAAAAAGGCTTACAAGCGGTTTTTAGGGGTTACCTATAGTCAGATAACCCCTAGCAAGAAAAAGGGCTTAAACAGCCCAAAAAGCATTTTTTCTTTGTTGCTCTGTTGGTTCGTTCAATGCGTACCATTCAAGCCAACCGTATTTTCCGTTGCGTACCGCTATATCGAAAAGAATAACGTCAGAAAAATGGGGTGATACAAATTTGACAATCTGCCCTTCGAATTCGGGTTTTATGGGTGCATTGGTTCCGGTTTTCATTGTCTAATCTCCATTAAAAGGATAGTAAAACGTACAGGAAAGCCCACATTACAAAGAATGCAAAGATACCGCCGAGAAATTCAAAAATGGTTTGCATAGTCATTCCTTGTTTACAATTTGCAATTAACAGCTACTGGAACCATCACAATGTCACGGTGGCCTGAAATTGTTAATCTTGCAATTAGCTTTACGCAGCGCCATCTAGGTCTTAACTTTTTTCCAAGTGGACTGCTATATGAAACTGGAGTTTTATATTCTCGAATCTCATAGAATATCTTTCGCATTGTCTAATCTCCATTTGGAATCGGCATAAAACATGCCCAAATGCCCAAAAGCCTAAGCCTATGAGCATTTAGTCAAGCTTTATGCTGCGATCAATTCCTCTTTTTCCTGAGAGCAAGCAAGTAGAAAATCAGTAGCTTGCTGCGCTAATCCGCTAGCCTTGAATATCGCTTTGCTATCGCTTTTTAAGGCTTTAAGCCACGATTGAATGTAACCAGCATGGCGCAAATCCCCTTTGATTTGATGATGCTGGCAAAGAAATGCCGCCGATAGTTCTGCTACTAATTCCTCAAAAGCATACTCAGCGTTTCCGAATTTACCTTTTGATAAATCTCTGTCGCATCTAGTCTTATCGCTAGTCCAGTGCGCTAATTCATGGAATGCAGTTGCATAGTAATGTTCGGAACTCTGGAAAACCCCTAGTTCTGGCATTCTGATCACATCAGCGGAAGGAATGTAGCAAGCGGTATCGCCGCCGTGAACTATGTTTGCTCCGGTAGCTGCGATTCGCTTATCGCATGATTCGTTGCGAGCATTGTCGGAAATGGTATCGCCGGAAGGAATGATTTCAATACCTTCCACTTGGCTAACATTGAACACAAAGTAAGCCTTAGCGAATTGATAAGCCTTTTCCTCACCCTCAGGATTAGTGGATTTGGCCTGACTCCAGAAAACAATCTTTGTACCCTTCTCACCCTTTTTTACTTGCCCGCCAAGCTGTTCCCATTGTTTGTATGTACCCCATACTGGTACGGCATAAGACAGGCCGCGCATAGCTAGGATCAAGCGATTGATGCCGCGATAAGGCTTTTGCGAGATGATGTTTTTATCAGCCCCTTGTGGAGCATTCCAAGGCTTTACCCATGGCGCAGCACCTTTTTCTAGTTCTGTGATGATGCTGTCTGTGATTTCTTGATAGATAGTCATTTTCTAATCTCCAATCTAATGTTGACTAATGGTAATTACTTGGCTTCGCGCTCTAGTGTGATACCGACAAACCAGCTAACGAAAGCGATTATCAGCGCACCAAGTGAGCAGAGAAACTCACCATGTATTGTGAAAACCAATGACCATAAAGTGAAGGCGAGAAACACTAGCATGGCGATTGTTGATTGTTTCATTGTCTAATCTCCTGTAAGGAATTGATGAGTACTGCAGTACCTATATTAGGTATGATTACCTTATTATGCAAATTGATTGTTGCTATATATGTTGTTATGACGATATATTTTAACTA